GAAATAGGTAATTTATTTTAGCGTCGAGTATTGAAAATATATTTTGCAATTAATCCCAAAAACACAATTTGACCCCACAGAATGGTGGTCTTAAAATGACGAAAAACAGCGACGAGGACCTAAACAGCGTCGGAGACTATAACCCCGCGTCGCTCATCATTTTACGGCGATATGCGGGCAAATATGATACGTAACTTCCATATATCAGTACAAAACGTCCATCTTCTATCGCTCCAATCGGATGCAGTTCAATAATCGTTTTGGGTCGTACTAAAGAAATCGATTTATCGACGCTGACTAAAATAATTTGGGAGAGCGATTTTGGGGTGATTTCTAGTACAAATTTGTTCTAAGTTGTATAGGCTTCAAGGACAATTGAATTTAGAATTGACAAATCATTCTTTTGTACTTGATCAATTGGTTCACTATTAGCCTTCGCAGTACATCAAATATCAACCAGGATGGTCGTTTAGCGACGAGGAATGAGGTTGATCAAGGTGGAATCGCGGGGGTCCCACATGGGTTGGGGGTTAAAAAGGTGAAATTTTTGGTTCATTTCGTGCTACCTTAAACGTAACCCAATTTTTTTTTAATTAACAACAATATGACAACAAGGGTCAGCCGGGGGCACTACGCACCCCCCGCGAACTGTCCTTGACCCAGCGTTTTTCCGACGGTGTTGATGAAAAAAGCTTGTTTTTTTTAGTACAAATTTTTAATTGATGCTTATTTTGGGGGTGAATGTATGAAATATGAGGTTTTAGGGCCAGATATGGAGCATAATGAGTATGTAAACCGAACAACCGATAGGTACTGATAGGCAGAAGCATGGTAACCAAAAAAAGAAAACCAAACCGCACCAGTTTCAAGAAGGGTGTAGTCACTAACCCCAGAGGTGGTGGCGCAACTCTTCCTATCATGAAGACCTTCAAAGAATACACAACCAAGGTCGTTGCAGAAATGTATACGGACTTGATGAACTATTCCACTGATGAACTCAATTTAATTATTGATGATCCAAAGACCGGCGCACTTCGCGTCATCATTGCACAAACACTTTTAAGAGATATCAAGAATAAAGAAATGGGGTACGCTGAACGAGTGCTTAATCGTATCATCGGGCCGGTTCCTTCCGTTCAGGAAGTTGGTTCAGTTGGTGGGGGCCCGTTACCTGTGCCTCCAGTAATAAACATTATCAAGCATGAGGTAGCGAAAGATGCTGGAACAACAAGTCCAGCCTCTTAATGTTAATGTTATTGGGACGGTTGGAGACGTACTCTATGCAACTGAATACGCAAGATACAAGGTACTTTACGGTGGAAGGGGTAGTACCAAGTCGTGGGCCATCGCGGATTACATTATACAGAAGTGTGCGTTCGGATGTTATCGCGTTTTGTGCACTCGAGAGATTCAGGGGTCTATCAAAGACTCGGTGCACCGTCTTCTCTGCGACCGGATATATTTTCATAAGCTTCAGCGCTTCTTCGTTATTCAGCGTGATTCAATTTCAAGCATTTATGGCTCTGAGATCATATTCAAGGGCCTTAGACAAAATATCAGTGAAGTCAAGTCAACCGAAGGCGTGCAAATCTGCTGGGTCGAAGAAGCAGAAAAAGTCGCCGAAGACAGCTGGACAGTTCTAACACCAACAATACGCGGAGACGATTCCGAAATACTGGTATCGTTCAATCCTGAAGATGAGAAGTCTGCCACATACGTTATGTTTATTGAGAAGGACGGCAAGCCGGTTGTTATGCCGGAGTTACTCCGTTGCTTCGTCAATTGGTGGGACAACCCTTGGTTCCCTAAAGTTCTTTATAAAGAGATGGACTGGTGCCGTAAAAACGACCCCGAGAAATACGACCACGTGTGGGGCGGTCGGCCAAAGAAATATGGGCAAGCAGTTATATTTAAGAACAAGCTTCGCGTTGAAACGTTTATTCCCGCAGACGAAGGAACACAATTCTACTATGGCGCTGACTTTGGTTTTGGTTCCAACCCTACCTGTCTTATTCGTATGTTTATCCGCGAACGTATCCTGTATATTGATAGTGAGTTTTATGGCTATGGCATTGAGATCGACGACCACCCGAAGTGTTGGGACACAGTGCCAAAAAGTAGAGAGTGGACAATCCGGGGCGACTCTGCAAGGCCCGACACAATCTCCTACATGGCTAACCATGGCTTCCAGTGCGTGGGCGCGGAAAAAAGTCCAGGGAGCGTTGAAGACGGTATTGAATTTCTTAAGAACTTTGAAGCTATTATCATTCATCCTGATTGCAAAGGAAGTGTTGGTGACTTTTCCAACTACAGGTGGAAAGTTGATCGTACAACTGAACAGGTTCTTCCGATTCCGATTGATAAGTCTAATCACGCCTGCGACGCTGCGCGGTATGCAATGGAGCCATACATGAAAGCACAGACCAGCATCTTCGAATTGAATTATCAAGACATCAGCACCGGGCCGTTGGGCGACATGTTGTCTGGGAGGAATCAATGAGAAAACCTAAGATTAAGCAACTTGTGAAGGTTAAGAATAAAGGTGAGACCCGGCGGAATGGGATGCTTGACGGTATCTTCGATCCGGGTATGGGATACGGTACAACTAGTGCGTCGTCCTATCCTTTTCAGCTCGGCAACGCGAACCAATACAACCCCGTTACGCTCAACCGCATTCTTCTCTCCTACGCTTACATGACCTTTGGTATTATTCAAACCTTTATTGACCAGCCCGTTGAAGACGCACTCCGGGGTGGCGTTGACATCGAAACAGACGAGTTGTCCGAGGACGATATCGCGTTGCTCCAGGACGTGCTCGTTGAGCTGAAAGATTACGAAGCAATCAAGAACGCTATGAAGTGGGCTAAGCTATATGGGGGAGCAGGACTAATCATAAACACAGACCAAGATCCGACAACGGAACTAGACATGAATTTAGTCTCTGAACAATCCCCCTTATCTTTTATTGACGCTGATCGTTGGGAACTCACCCTGAACTACATCCTCGAAGAGAAAGTCCCCTGTCCCTACAATTACTACGGCCAACCTATCCACCGCAGCAGAGTTCTCAAGATTAATGGAAAGGACGCTCCTTCTTTCATCCGCCGTAGGTTACAAGGATGGGGCATGTCTGAGCTTGAGCGCGTGATACGCGACTTCAACGCTTACACAAAGAACCAAGACGTAATCTACGAGTTGCTCGACGAGGCTAAACAGGACATATGGCAACTCGAGAACTTGAATACGAAGCTCGCAACAACCCAAGGCCAAGCGTCAATTCAACAGCGCTTGGAGTTGGCTAACAAGCTAAAGAATTATTCCAACGCGATCGTCATGGACAAGAACGATATCTATGACCAGAAGCAGATCACCTTCGGTGGGCTCGCCGAAATGCAAAATCAGAATCGTATTGGGGTGTCGGGCGCGGTTCGTATGCCAATGACTCGTTTGTTTGGTATGTCCAGCGCAGGGTTTAACTCGGGTGAAGACGATCTTGAGGTATATAACTGCCTCATCGAAAGTGAAGTCCGGGCCCGCTTGCGTGAACCGTTGCACACCATCATCAAGCTTCGTTGTAAGCAGTTGTTTGGTTTTATACCAGAGCACTTTGAAGTCGATTTCAAGCCACTGCGTATCTTGAGTGCAGAGGCAGAGGAGAATATCCTGGATAAGAAGTTCAACCGGGCCTCAGCTTTGTATTCCCAGGGTATGTTGACCGGCAAAGAGTATGCCGAAATTTTACGCAAGGAGAACGTTGTTACAATGGATACCGAGGTCTCGCAAGGTAGTCGTGAACCAGAACCACCTACACCGGCCATGACTACAACGACTCCAAAGGATATTGTGACCGCGAAGGAATCAACACCAAAGACTAATAGGAAAGCACGTCAACTAGTAGGAGCTAAGTAATGCCGATCATACCCGTACCACCGACAGTGCCCGTTAAGATTGAGACTGCACCAGTTCAAGTTATTCCAGGCTTTTCACTTAACAGTGGCAGAGTCAATGTGACGACCACCGGCACGCGGGTGCAGATGAGTCCCAATAGTTCTTTGCTTGTGACTGTTACAGTCAAGGCCAAGCATAATAACACCGGAAAGATCTTAATAGGAAACAATACAGTCGACGCCACTAGTGGATTTGAGCTTTGGGCCAACGAAGAGATAACGCTCAGCTTGCTGGACATCAACTTGATTTGGTTGGACTGTTCGGTTAATGGTGAAGGGGTATCGTTCATCTATGTATCGCAACTCGCGGGTCAATAAGATTTCGAGCAACAGGATATGGGATTGGGTGGCGGTTCGTGGAACGAAGCGCCTTGTGTTGGGTCCGATGGATCGTCCTAGCGAGGACGAGATGATCTCGGGAGAAATCGAGTTCATGTTCGACGAGTTGTCGAAACCATTGGAGTATTAAAATGATAAAACACACGAAGCGGTACGGATGTAAACCGGACAAGAAGGACTCTCGTGATATGCTGTACCACGAGTCGCAACACGACAAGATGGTCTTTATGCCTCCCAGCGTCCTGCTTACCGACAAGTTGCCCGCGTGTTGGGATCAAGGCGAATTAGGCTCATGCACTGGGCACGGCTGCGGGGCAGCAATGTTGTTTATCCACGAAGGCTCCTCGCCTTCTTCTCGGCTAATGATCTACTACGACGGTAGAGAGATTGAGGGCACCACTGCCGAAGACGACGGAGCACAGATTCGGGACGTAGTTGCCGGGCTAGCAAGGAAGGGAGCTTGTAACGAGGACTTGTGGCCATACGATATCACTCAGTTCGCGGTACAGCCACCCGACGCTGCGTATGCAGCAGCAGGGTCGAACAAGATTACTAACTATTTTCGTTGTACCGATTTGATGTCCGTTAAAAATTCGCTCGCACAAGGCTTCCCAGTCATCATCGGGTTCACAGTGTACAGTGGCTTTGAAGCTCCGGACGTTGCGTCAACTGGCATTGCTAAAATGCCGGGTTCTTTTGAGCGCGTTGTTGGTGGGCATTGTGTATTGGTAATTGGATATGACGACAGCAAGAATGCTGTCTTCGTACGTAACTCTTGGGGTACGGCTTGGGGCCTTTCGGGGAACTTCTGGATGCCCTACGACTATTTCAAGAACCTAGTCTCTGACATGTGGACACTCAGAGCTTAAAAAAGGAGACAAAATGAAAAACGTATTACTCAGCATCGTGTTACTGTTTGGATTGTGCACCGTTGCGAACGCCGACATCTTCGGCCCGCAACGCACAGCGTCGTACAAGGTAGTCAACCCCACGACCGGGGATCAGGTTACTATTGACCCCAATACGATCTTCACCGACGTTACCAACATTGTGAACTACCTCGGCGTACGCGAGGGTACTGTTTGGGACTTCAAGCGTAAAGAGTTTGTGACCTACACCGGCGCGACCTTAATTACGTGGAAGAACATCTCGCTAGACATCGCCATGTTGAACCTGGACGGAGCGGGCCTGAGCATTGACTATAACATCGGTCAATTCCTTCCAGTTCAAAACGTACCGATCTTAAAGTACACCCAGTATCTTTACGTTGGTGGCGGGTATGGTGCGCGTTTTGACACACCGTCGAACAAATGGAAAGAAGCACCATTTATCGGGGCACAGTTCAAGCTAACGTTTTGAGGTCGCCTATGTTTTTATTCGCAGTAGCACAAGTGTTGTTCTGCCTGTTTATTCTCAGGCAGATTAAAAGGGAGAGAAAAATGGACCAATCCGTCATTGATTTAACAGCATCAATCGGTACCCTGACAACCACAATCGCGGGGTTGCCAGCAGCATTAGCTGCGCTGAACACGACCAACAAGGCTGCTATCGACGCTGCCAAGGTTGCCGTAGACGCTGCAGTAACAGCAATTAACGCAGCAGTTCCACCTGTTGCGCCTTAAGGAGAAGTATGGAAAAAGCAACTAACAGTGGGAACAAGCCAGTCGAGCCGGAGACGGAGTCAGTCCCGAACAAGGAGAAGCGTCCCGACGGACAGCACGTCGACCATTGGGTGCTCCCAGAAGAAGAACGGGCCAAGGGGTTTATTCGCCCGGTGCGGAAGACGTACGTCCACGAGAAGTGTGGTGGATCTACGAACATGCCCCAAGCAATAGCGGAGACCTATGCGCGTAATCCTTTTTATTATGGGTCTACTTTTTGTTGCACTTGCGGAGATTATTTTCCAGTGGGGATCAACGGAGAATTCAAATGGGAAGGCTCCGAAGAAAAAGTAGGTAGTTAATGTCTGATGAATACCATGACTACAAGATCAAAGAGGATAGGTGGGGCAAAGAGGGTGCGCTCAACTTCACCCTCTATGATGGTCAGAAACTCATAGACATGTTCCAGACAAGAGCGGAGGCCAACGCTAAGGTGAAAGAATTACAAAAGAAAAAGAACAGCGAAGACGAAGCCAGTCTCGAGGAGCACCAATTGCAAGAAGAAGAACTGATTCGTAAGAAGGACAACGATTTAACAGCTATGCAACGTCTTGACACTCTCGAGATGCGCACCGATCGCGGGACACAACGCTACGCGAGCGTGAAAAATGATAGTAAAGTAGAAGTAGAGTGTGACGATTGTGGGAAGAGATTTATGGGGCATAAAGGATCTACATGCTCTGCTTGTAATGGGGATAACACTTTTGAGGTCGGCGAGAGATAAATGGACAACCGCTACTACATCCTCGACATGTCAGGCACACCTTCGATCGCAGAGATCAAGAAGCAGTATCGTGCCTTGGCCCTCAAGAACCACCCAGACCGGGGTGGAGATCCGGAGAGGATGAAAGAGATTAATTTGTCCTACGAGTATTTGATGAAACACAAAGCCGAGCACGACAAGGCTTTGGCAAGGCCGACTCCGAGGGGTTTCACAATCATCGTAGGCGGGTTCAACCATTACGGCTCAACAACCGGGACGTCGGCGTCCTGGAGTTTTTAAAGGAGACAATATGTACGAAACAGAATCTTATAAGTTCAAAGGCGGACAAGGAATGTTGGAACGTGGCGACAAAGGCTACGGCTCCAAGAAGAGCAACACCTGCAACTGCCCGGTCTGCGAAGGCGGAAGTAAGTTGATGTTGTTCCAGTGTAAGAATTGCAAGGGGACTGGGCAAGTGGAGAATGCTAAAAAAGTTGTGGGGATTAAGTGTGATAATTGTGGGCACGTTACTCCAATTACGAATTACGATGATGAGTGCGAAAAATGTCATACTGATCTAACTATGGCTGGAATCCCAGTCTATAGCTCAAAGGAATAGATGTACGCAAAATTCATACAACCGATTCGAGACAAGGACGCCTACTCCAAGTATCTGGAGCAGACTTTGGCGTATGAGCTGTTTCAATTGTTGTACAAACCTCTGCTGAATCTGTTAGATCCAGCAGAGAGCCGAGAGAACGCGCCTGTTTCTCCACTGGTGCAAGCTTTCGTTAGCGGGACAATTCATTTCAGCGAGGGCTTCGTCTATGGGAAGTTTAACGCCGGGATATCCAAAGCTCTTAAACTTCTGGGCGCTACCTTCAACATCCCGAAGAAGGCGTTTAAAATTAGTCTCTCTAGTTTCCCTCCCGATATCCGGGCTGCCATTTCAAGAGGGAGCGTGGTGGAGTCGGAAGCCATTTCCAAGATGCGTAAAAAACTCCAAGAATTAACAGACAACAACATTATTATCCCTAACACAGTCGACGTAGCGAAGAGCACACTCGCCGACTTGCACAAACAATTTGAGAAGTTAACTCCGAAGGACTTAGAGATCCCAGTCGAAATGCATGGCGCTATGGAAGAGAAGATGATTGCCAGTTACACTGCGAACGTTTATGATGAGATTGAAGACCTCGGGGCCGACGCTATCTACAGGATGCGTCAAAGAGTAGAAGACGCAGTCGGACAAGGTATTCGGGCCAAGGGCCTTAAGAAGATTTTGATGTCGGAGTATGGGGTCACCGCCAATCGCGCTAAGTTTGTGGCCCGGCAAGAGACATCCCTATTCGTTGCAAAGTATCGTCAAGTGCGGTACGAAGAAGCGGGCCTTAACCAATACCAATGGTCTACCTCTTCGGACTTACGCGTGCGCGAAGACCACAAAGAGTTGAATGGGCGTATCTTCTCTTGGGACTCTCCGCCTATTACTGACAAGGCGACTGGGGCAAGGAACAACCCCGGCGAAGACTTCGGATGCAGATGTGTTGCTCTTCCAGTAATTATGAAGCCGGGCTCCTCGACCAAGCGTCCTTTGTACGATACCGAGATTAGTGGTATTAACCTGCTGGAGTCAGACGAGCATATCGCACTCCACAACGCTAAGGTTATTAAAGTGGACCTCAAGCCCGCCGAGTATCTCGAGCTGGTACAACAAGGCTTCGGTTATCCGACGATGCAGCATCTCTTCGCTACAATGCTCCCAGAGAAAGTGGAAGCCATTCGTAGGCAGATCCGAATGGGGACTGTTGTCGCGGGCCCGACCTTAGAGTATAAGTGGACAGGCAAGCGCATTTTGTTTTGGCAAGACGGTCGTCATCGCGCTATGGCCTCTTTGGACGAAGGCGTGGAGAGTATCTCTTGCACCGTCACAGTCCCGGACGCCGAACTGGAAGAAGCAATAGACATTATGCCTACTTGGTTTGTCGAGAAGCTAAAGCTGGAGGTGCTAGTATGAACAACCCTATCAATATAATTGATAAACGGCTGGTCGCGCTAGAGGTTCTGGTGAAGGCAAACAGGGAGCTTGCCGAAGCTAAGGAGAGAGCTAGCGAAATTGCTGGAACATTGTCTAAGGAAGTTCTTGACGCACGTATGCACGCCTCAAACCAAGTGCGTGAGCAGCTGACTGCACAGGCTACAACATTTGTGGACAAGAGTGTCTATGCGGTACAGCATCAAGAAATAGCAAATAAGGTTGAGGATCTACGACTTGTTAATGCGAAGGTGGAGGGAAAAGCAGATCAAAGTGCTGTGACGATCTCGATAGGAATTGCCGTCGTCGGGATATTGATTTCGATTTTTAATTTAGTTATCTATTGGTTAAGTCGCGGGGGGGGGGCATTAAA